CCAGCCGCGCATTCTTCGCCGCCATTGCCACCACCGCCTTCCAGTAGCCGCGCCGGCCTTCAACGTCCTGTGTCCAGCGACTGATCGCGTCGTCTTTCTTCCGGCCACTCTGCAAGACCGATCTCGCACCCAGGATCAGCAAGGTGCGCAGATAACGATCCCCGGCCTTGGTGATTCGGCCCAGCCTTGCCTTGCCGCCACTGCTGTGCTGGCCGGGCGTCAGGCCGATCCAGGCCGCCAGTTGCCGGCCGCTCGTAAAGTCATGACCATCGCCAATCGTTGCCACCAACGCGCTCGCTGTCGTCGGGCCGATGCCGGACAACTGCATCAGGCGCCGGGCATCGGCATTGGCCTTGGCGCACTGTGCGATGTGCCGGTCGTATTCGGCGATGCGGGCATCCAGCCGTTCCAGATCGGTGATGGCATCGGCCACGACGGTGTTGCAGTGGCCAGGCAGGTCTTCGAGAAGGTGAGCCAGCTCGCGCCGAATGGTCTCGGCTTTCTGCGGCAGGACGATGCCCAGTTCGGACAGCAGGCCACGTATGCGGTTGATGAGTCCGGTGCGCTGCTCGACATACCCCTGCCGGGCGCGGTGCAGGCAGAGTTCGCTTTGCTGCTCGATGGTCTTTACCGGCACGAAGCGCATGTTGGGCCGGCTGACGGCCTCGCAGATCGCCGCCGCGTCGGCGGCGTCGTTCTTGCCACGCTTGCCGGACATGCGGTAGGGCGTGACGAACTTCGGCGCGATCAGGCGCACGTCGTGGCCTTGCCGGGTCATTTCGCGCGCCCAGTGGTGCGCACCCGAACACGCTTCCATGCCGATTCGGCACGGCGGCAGACTGGCCGTCAGTTCCAGCAGCTTGGCCCGTTTCACCGCCGGACGTTGCAGGACAACCTTGCCGCCGGCATCCACGCCGTGCAATGCGAATATGTTCTTGGCAAGATCAATGCCGAGCGTTACGATTTCCATGATTTCCCCTCCCGAGTCGATTAGATGAGCGTTGTCAGTGTACCGGCTCGGATTGTCTGGACACGGTTTTGCAACTCAGGCCGCCTTTTGCATGGCATAAGCCTGACGGGCTTCGAGGGGTGACATGAAGCCCAATTTTTCGAGACGCCAATGGCGATTGTAGCGTTCCTTGAACTCGGTGACGGCGACGCGCACCTCCTCGACGTTCCTGAAGATGCGGCCGTGGATCGCCTGCTCCTTTAGCGTCCGGTTGAAGCGCTCGGCCACCCCGTTGGTCTGCGGCTCGGCGACGAAGGCAAAGCTCGGCGCGATGCCCCAGAACTTGACCTGGTTGAGAAAATCGTCGGCGGTGTATTGCGTACCGTGGTCCATGCGCAGTGTCAGCCCGCGCCCGGCATCGGCGCCGGTGGCGCCAAACTCGCTTTGCAGGCCCTGGGAGATCGGCTGCAAGGCGGCGAAGCGGTTGCCGATCTTGACCGCATGGATGCCGACGCAACCGGCATCGCAATGATCGACGGCCGAGAACACCCAGACCCAGCCTTCATCGACGGTCTCGATGCGAATGCCGTCGGTGCCCCACATCTCGTTCGGGCGATCCGTGGTGATCGTCCCGTCGTGCAGCACCGGCCCGCCCTGGGGCCGGCGATGGGGCGAGAGCAACTGGTTCTCGCGCATCAGGCGCAGCACGCGGGCGCGGGAGACGCGGAGGTCGCGCAGAATCCGCAGCCGTGCCCAGACCTTGCGGTGTCCCTCGCCGGTGAAGGGCGAGGCGGTCAGATCGGCTCGGATGGCGGCCAGGAGATCGCTCTCCGACACTTTCGACTTCGGTCCGCGCCGCGCCGGATGGATCGCCACGACCTTGGCCGCTTGCCGCTGGGCGTAGATCGTCGAGCGGGGGAATTCGAGCACGCGGCAGACGCGCTCCAGGCCGTAAGTCTTGCCCGTGGCTTCGGAGGTCTCGCGGCTCATCGCGATGACCTCCGGCCGGCCAAAGGGTGCTTCGCCCGCCTTTCTTTCTGCATGATCTCGACTTCCATGACCAGTTCGCCGATGCGCCGGTTGGCCTCATCGAGCTGGCGCTCGACCGGATCGTTCTCGCGTTCCTTGAGCCCGGCGTCGATGCCCGCCAGCGCCCGGTCGCGCCAGCGTTCGAGCTTGTATATCGGCACCGCTACCTCGCGCGAAACGGCATCGACCGGCTCCCCCCGCAGCAGGCGCAGCACAACTTCCTTCTTGCGCCCCACCGACCATCGCCTGACCTCGGCGGCCGCGCCGGGCTCGCCTCCAGTCGCGCTACGCTCTCCTTCCGCCGAGCCCGGCGCAACCCTTCCAACCTTGGATTCATTCAGCATTTCACAGCCCCTTCTTCAGACATGATTTAACCCCAAATTCGTGTCCAGAAAAATCGGGGCCGGGGCACCGCGTTTGCCGCCGCCGCCCATTTAGGCCTCCTGCTCACGTTGTTCAACGGCTTCGGCAAGGCGCATGGCCATGGCGTCGCCTGTGGCGCGAAGCCAGTCGGTCGTCACGCCATCCCGACGAAAGTCGTCGAAGCTGACCCCGTCACGCGGGAACCATTTGCGCAGCCCCGCGTTGCAATAGCCCAGCGCCTTGGCGTCCTCGTGGGTTGCGATCACCGTCATTTCTTACCTCCACTGCCAGATGTCTGGCGAATTTCCGTGGTCTTGATGTCGCCATACCAGACGCAGTTGGCCTGGCGGATGACCCGCGTGCCAAACAGCACCGGGATAGGCTTGCCCTGTTCCGCCACCGGAACCTCGACATTGCCGGGCGAGACGGAAGCCGGTTTGGGTGGCCGAGGGCTCAGCAAGGCCCCGATGACCGTGGTCACCACCCAGATGAGAATTTGAGTCCACATGATTCAGACGATCGAGTCGCCGGCAAAGGGGTTCTTTGCCGGTATCCAGGGGAACCCGCCAAAGTTCAGCGCATTGCCGAACTTGCTCTGGCAGGTCGAGAAACTGCGGTCGCAGCCGGCGAAGGCTTCGAAGGCGCTGCCCACCGCGAGTCCAGGCAGGACGCTCGACAGCGTGACCGTATCGCCCGAGTGCTGTGTGATCATGCGCGGCACACCGCCCACGCGCAGGTAACCGCCGGTCAGCCATCCGGTGCTCTGCGACAGAAAGGCCACCGACGTTGCCGTCAAGCCGGAGACCGCGCTCAACGTGCCGGTGATCTTGTAGGCCTGGTTGTTGATGCCACAGCCCGGGTCGTAGAGGGCATGGCGGCACCCCGTTTGGTAATGCGCCCGCAGCCCCGGACGCTTCAAGGCCGTAAAGATCGACTCGCAGCGGATGGTCGCGCTGCTGCCAGCAAACACAACCGACGCCACCCGGCCCTTCCAAGCGGTGATGTACTCGCTGTCGCCATAGTGATTGCGAAATAGCGTCAGGGACACCACCCCGTTGGGCCGGCTGGCGGCAAACAACTGGGCCACCGCAAAGTCGCGCGCACATTCCAGTTCGATGCCATTGCGCGAGAAATCCGGTGATTGCTCCAGTCCGGAACGACGCAGAACGGCCGGCTGGTAGGTGTCCGCCTGGTAAGTCACGACCTCGCGGCCACTGGTCACCGCCCAGACCTGCTGGCCAAGGACAAAGCGATAGAGTTCCACCGGCTGGCCAGCGGCCGCCGAAGTTTCCTGCGTGAGGTAGGACATGTTCAGCCTTTGATGCTCTTGATCGGCAACGCCGATTCGACGATCCGGTCAGAGAGCCAGTGCAATTCGATCTGGTCGCTGTCGAGCCGGCTTTTTTCGAAGAAGTAGATCGCGAGCCAATCTTCGGGATTGGCGTCGAAGCCGAAGGTCTGGTCCAGTGTCATCGTTTCCTCTTCAGAGGTGGTCCCCGCGCCGAAGCTCAGGATCGTGCGGTAGTACCAAGTGCCGTTCTTGTGCAGAAAGGCGGCTTCGGTGCGTCCCGGCATCGGGTTGAAGTACAAGGCATAGCCCCGCGCCGCCACGGTCATCACCGTCTGGTTCGACAGGATTTTGCGGGTCGGCACGATGGAGGTTTCCCATCCCGGCTGCCAGTACGCCACCAGGCGTCCGGCACGGGCCGCCAGCCAGCCCTTGAAGGCGGCGATCTCGGCACGACTGGTGAAGCGGAAATCGAAGGCGCGACGAATGAACGGTCGTGCCCCCGAGTCATCCACCGCCGTGATGCCGGTCTCGTAGTCCAGGACTTCGGCGAGCCGCTGATACTCCACCTCGACATCGCGCTCCCGATTTGGTCGCGGGAATGTCATCGGCCAGATCGGCACGTTGCTCAGTTTGGTGGCGTTGTCCTGCTTGGTGATCGAGGTGGTACCCGCGATATCGAACACCACCCGGGCCGTGACGATGGCTTCCGTGACCCGCGTTACCGGCTGGCTGATGCGCAGCCGTGCAGTACGCGCCGGTGTCACGAAGGCGCCTGACGGCCACGACTGGAGGATGGGTTGCTTGAGCGTCACGCCATTGCTGGCGACCGACAGGACTTCGGCCGCCTCGGTATTGCGGCTGTCGGTCCCGATCACCAGCAGGCCATCGGCCTCGTACTCCAGATATGTCGTCGTCAGCGGAATGAAGGTACTGCCCGCCACCAGGCTGCCCGCCAACTGCGTCTTGTCCGGCCAGATCGGCAAGGCATAAACCCGCGACTGCCAGGCCGACAGCAGGACATCCAGCAAGGCCGCATCGTCGCGCCCGAGCAGGATCGTGAATTCGAGCGAGCGGCGCGGATTGACGCGCAGGCTCACGCGCTGTTCGGTGCCATCCCGGGCGGTCAGCACATCGGTAGCCCAGGCCAGTCGTTCCAGCCAGGACTCTCCCCAGTGGGGTCGCAGGCCGAAGACCACGACCCGTCGACCCGAGATGCTCAGGCGCGGCGTCTCCCCTGGAAACTGGAAGGTGAAGGACGCCTCAATGACCGGGGGACCATCGAGACTGATGGATACCTCGTACAAGCGCGACGAGAGCATCCCGAATGACGTCGGCGGATTGCTGCTGCCCGATAAAACGATGCCACCATCGTTCTCGCCGACGATGGCCGACAAGGTCTTGGTGGCGAAATGCGCGTTCCACACTTCGATCTGCCGCATCTGCGTCGACAGCAGATTGCCCAGGATGATCTTGCCTGGCAGCAGATGAATCTGGTGATACCAGTGCTGCTCGAACTGTCGGATCGTGAAGCCGGCGAAGCCTACCGGCAGTTCGCTGACCGGCAGAAGGTTGGTCAGGGAGCCGCCGCTGGAGAAGCACGCAATGGCCCCTTCATACGGGCGAAACGGTGCCGGCAGAAATTTCTCCGGCAAGGCATAGGCCGGATCGCCCTTCACGCCTGAGGGCAACACACCTCCCGCAAAGGTCGTCATTTCTTGAAGGCGTAGCCACCATAGGACGTGCTGAACACCATCCACTCATCGCTGCCAAGCGTGACGATGTCCTTGTTCGCGTACTGACCGTTCATGCGCAGCAGACGGACCTCCGGAATGTAGCCCACCATCGAGTAATAGTAGGTCGGCGTGGTGCGTCCCACCTCGACGGTGATCGGATACAGCGGCGTCACCCCGTTGAAGGTGATCGGCGAATAGCTGTCGAGCTGCCGCGTCAGGCTGGTGTAGAACATGCGCGACGAGGTGTTGCCGGAGCCGTTGGCGGTTTTCCAGGCATTGGTCGCGCTGTCGATGTCGGCGCGCACGGCACCGCTGTAGCTATCGGAGAGAAAGGCACCACCGGTAAAGCTGCAGGTCTTGGTCATGGTGCCGAAAAGCAGCATGTTGTAGATGGTGCTGGTGTATTGCGTGACGCAATAGCAGTAGCCATCCCCGCCAAACAGGAAGTATTCGGCGCTCCCCGCTAGCAAGTTGGCCGAGATCGAGCCACCCGATACGGTTTGTGATCCGTAGGCCAGGCCGCTGCTGAACGCAGTCGAGCCGTAGGCGGCGAGGTAACTGCTCCAGGAGTGCAGATTGACGTATTGACCGCTGCCCGCGTGCTGCAGGTGCAGCCGGTAGTAGCCCGAGTCCGCCTGGTACATCAGCTGCGTGTAACCGCAGTAGGTGGTGGCGAACAGTCGGATCTTGTCGAGCAGGTCGTTCGGCGAGGTGGTGATGCCGGATTGGAATGCCATAAGTGTTGGAACGCCTTACGTGCCGACCGCTACCGCAATCAGCATGTGGAAGTTGAGGGAACGAGGTCGGCGATGCGGCGTTGGTCTATGCCAGTTTCAGTGCCCAATAGTCGTAGTACCCGGTGCGATACACGTCCTGCACCACGAGGTGATCCACGCCATTGGCGGTGATGATGTTCTCCACAGAATTGCCGTAGCCCGGCACGCTGTACATGCCGTCCAGTTCGCCCAGGCCCTGCATCACGAAGGGCAACAGCGGATAGCTGCCATCCGGGGCTTCGCGCTGATTGCTGCCCCAGGTGCCCGGCCAGAAATACGGACTGCTGTTCCATGTACCCGTTGGTGACCAATACGCCCCGGAATAGCCCGCCGTGCGCGGCAGATGGTTGCGATAGGTGTAGGCGTTGCTCCAGCGCGTCGAGCCGTTGTACGAACCGCCCACCACCAGGGGATACGGGTATTGGGCCGGCGTCGCATAGGGGAGGAACAGCCCGAGATGCACGCACTCGTAGTAGGTGCCAGTCTTGACCACCACGACGATGCGACGACCGTTGGCGACGAACCAGTACGGCATCGCCGACAGCGTCAGCAGCGCATAGAAAGTCTGACTGCTGTTGTACTGCGCATCGAAGGCCACCCCGGGGTTGTAGGTGACATAGCCCCGCAGTTTCCAGTTGCCATAGTCCGACGACGTCTCCGTCTGGATGGCGACATAGATTTCATCGGTCCCGGCCAGTCCCACCCCCTTCAACACCAGTTCGGCAGGCGGCCCTGGTACCAAGCGCATGACTTGCCAGCGCTCGTTGGCCGGCAGCATCTGCTCGGTGACGAAAGCCTTGAGGCGGGTCAGCAGGTCGAGGTAGTCCGAAGCCGTACCGGATGTCCAGGCCATGGCAGTTCCTAACGCAGAATCTCGCGCACGGCCGAGCCATTGCGCGAGAGGATGTTGAGAATCGACTTTTCCCCAGCGGGGGAAGTGAGGTAATCGGCGGCAAGACTGGGATCGATCACATTGACGATGCGCACCGCCTGACCGGCCCCGCCCCCTGTCGTTGCCGGGGCGGCTGGTGGCACCAGTCCGCCCTCGGCGAATGCCAGACTCACACCCTGCCAGCGGGGGACACTGAGTCCGCCGTTCAGGGCGTGCAGGAAATCGACGCCGAGCCGGCGCACGGCAGCGGCGCGCAGGACATATTCCCCCGCCGACAGACGCGCCGGGATCGAGTCCGAGGTCGAAGTCCCCGGCCCGCTCACAAGACCACCCGTGGCGAAGCCCTTGAACAGTCCGCTGATGAAGGCACCCAGGCCACCACTGCCGCCACCACCTCCCATCGCCCCGAACAAACTCTCGGCGAGTTTCTGTGAAGCGATCCGGTTGATCGAGGCCAGCACGCTGCGCGCAAAATCGGCAAAGGCATCCTTCGCCGACTTGGCACCCGAGCCGATCTGCTCGAACATCGTGGCAAACGCATTCTGGGTGTCGCCATTGATGCGCACCGCCACCTCGTCCGTCACCGTCTTGAGGCTGGCGATCTCGATCTTCAGCCGCGCCACCCGATTGACCGCTTCTTCCGAGCCGGTCGATTGCGCGAGTTGCTCCATCCTGGGGATCAGTGCTTCGACTTCCCTTGCCGTCTCGGCCTGCAATCCCAGCAGCGTCTGCCGCATCTGGGTCTCGGTGATGAGGCCCGCCTCCTTCTGCACCTGGAGTTCCCGACCCCGCAGCGACAGCCGCTCGGTCGCGATCTGGTACTGACGCTCGAAGCGTGCCAGTTCCGCCAGATCCGACTCGACATCAATCAGCCTCGCCACATCCTGCGTGCCGGCGGTATCGCCCATGCGCTGCAATTGCTCGATCAGGGGCTGATACTCGCGTTGCAGTTGGGCGCGAGTACTGTCACCACCCGTGCCGCCGTTACTATTGCGCACCTCGGCGAGACGATCCCGCACCCGGGCGAGTTCGTTGGCAAGTTGCCGTTCGGCATTGGCCGCCGCATGGGCATTGGCCACCTCGATCTCACCGCGCTGTTGTGCCAGAACAGCTATCTCTCCATCGAGCTTCTTGACCTCGGCCATGGCCCGCAGCCTGGTAGCCTCGTCTTTCCCACCGCGAGCCATTTGTTGCTGGGCACTGCGTTCCTCGGACTTGCGGGAAATGTCCTCGTCGATGGCCGCCTGCTCAAGATGGGTCTTTTGCGTGTAGTAGTCACGAATCGACACCAGGCGATCATCCAGGGCCCGATCGAGGGCGGCCTTCTGCTGATCCAGCCCGGTCTTGAGCAGACGGAATTCTGCGTCGGCCTGTGCCTTCAGGACGGCCAAGCGCGCTGCACTGTTGTCCTTGGCTTCCGCGCCTTTCTTGATGCAGCGCCCGCCACGCCATTCCCCACCCGAGAGCACACAGGCCATGCGCTGCATGTCTTCTGTCGCCGCACCCGTATTCCCCGCAGTAGGACTGGAGGGCGCAGGCCCTGCCGAGCGCGCCTGGGGTGGATTGAGGATGCGCGCCGACAAGGCATCAACCTCGGCACGCGCCTTGACGGCATCTTCCCGCATGGCTTCGCCGATCGCCTTGAAACCCCGGATGTCGAGGCGGGCCAGCGCGGTGAGTTGCGCGGCCATGCCACCGATCTCGGTGCCCATCGACTTGAAGACGTAGGCGACATTCACGCCGAGGACGAGAATCGCCTCCAGGGTGGTTTTGAGGGCACCGCCAAGAATGGCTGCGAACCCGGTCGCTTCTCCTTGACCTTCGCGGATGGCGTCGGTGACTACCCGCAAGGGGGCCAGCAACTCGGTGGCAAGCGTTATGCCCAACCCGGAAGACGATGCTTTGAGCGCCGTCAGGTTGTCGTTGAAGGCTTCGGCTGCTTGGGCGGTTTCGGTCGACAACTTCAGCCCGAGCCGTTCGGCTTCCTGCATCAGTTCGCGGATTCCCGATGCCCCCTGGTTGAGGAACGGGATCATGTCCATTCCGCTCTTGCCGAAGAGCTTGACCGCCAGGGCCGTCTTGGTGGCACCGTCCTCGAAGCTGGCGAATCGATCGGCAATCTCCAGCAGGATCGTGTCCGATGACTTGAGATTGCCCGCCGTATCCTCGACCGAAATGCCGAGCGCCTGAAACAGGGCGGCGCCTTCACCCAGTCCGGCGCGTGCTTCCGTCAAGTTGGCGGAGAGCCCTTTCAGACCGGTCTTTAAGGTATCAAGCCCAACATCCGACAACTGGGCGGCGAACTGCAGCGTCGACAGGGCTTCGACCGAGATGCCGATCTTCTGTGAGAGTTTGTTCAGTTCATCGGCCGAATCGATCGCTCCCTTGACCAGTGCCGCGAATGCGCCCAGCGTGAGCGAGACACCCAGGCCTGCCAGCAATCCCTGCACACGGCGAGTCTCGTCACCCAGGCGCCCGAGGTTGTTCCGGATGCCATCAAGGGCTGTGCGGGTCTGGTCGACGGCAGTGATGAGGATCTGTGCGCGATCGGAAGCCATGTCAGTTGCGGTTCAAATAGCGATTGATGAATTGAGCCAGTTGCGGCATGGCACGCCGCACCGTCCCGTCAAAGTCGAAGCGGCGTTTCAGGGTGACGCGGGGAACCAGGACAGCGATGGGGATTTCCTGACCACGCTTGATCGATTTCGCCCCGGTGCGCTGCCGCTCGGCGCGCTTGAAGCGCGTCAAGGCCGAGGCGTTCTCCTTGATGTTCTCCGCCATCAGAATGACCTTGCCGTCCTTGCGAATAAACCAGGCATTGCCGGAGCGCATCAGGGTATCGATCACCCGGGCGAAGGCCTTGCGCCCCATCCGCCGTCCGGACTCGGTCAGCGGGATCAGCATCTTTCCGGTCAGGGTCGCTCCCCGTACATGCACACCCAGCCAGGAAACCCGTGACCCCACCAGCAAGGCCGGTAACCGCGATGGATCCCGGTCAAGTACCTTGGCCCGCATCGAGCGCAGGAAGGCTGGCTTGCGAATCGCCAGATCGGACTGCATGCGAGTGCGTAGTGCTTCCGTCAGGCTGCGGCTGCTGTCACGCATTCCCAGGCCGACCGCCTTATGGATCGCCTCGCGGCGTGAGCGGGTCCAGGCGGCCAATTCGCGCTTTTCGAGAAGACCCGAGGTGGTCAGGGAGATTTTGAGCATGGTGCGGTGAGACTCTGAATGGCCTTGCGGATGGCCTCGCCCGTTCCCTGGCTACCGGTAGCAATGACCGTCAGCAGATTGGCCAGTTGCCGCTGTTCCTGCCGATTGATGGCGTCGAGCCAGGCGTCGACCTGCGCCAGGGTGTAGTGCCGGATGTCCTGCCAGGCATGGCCGTGGTCAATCAGGCGCTGGCAGGCGTCGGCCCATGATCTGCACTGAGCAGCTGACTGCCGATGCGACTCACTGCCTCGCCCAGCTTCGGCACCACCCGCTGGATAAAAAAATCCGCATTCACCTCGAACAGGGCTTGCGCAAGGCAGATCGCCTCATCCAGCGCCAGCCCGGCAATCCACACGCGTGACTGGCGGCTGGCGATGGCCATGGCGTTAATCATGGCCTCGCCGTGACTGCCAAGAAGCCGTAGCCAGTCAGGTTCGATGGCGAGGTCCGCCGTGAAGGGCTGAATGGCCTTGGCGAAAGCCGGTAGTTCGCCCAACACGAGGGGCGTGAGCGCGATCGTCTGCTCCGCCACGCGGATCTCGATCGGGACTGGCGGCAGCACGGCCATGGGATCTGTGGGCTTTTTCACAGGAGGACGATCCGGCCGAATTGACCCAACTCACCACTGGCCGACTTGGTCAGATCGGCGAGCACCTGCCCGGACAACTCGAACTTGAGCAGGTCGCTGGTGATCACCGACAGTTCCTTGGCCGGATTGATGGCCACGCGGTAGAGGTCGATCACGACTTCGCGGTTCGAGTCAGCGGTATTGAGCCCCTCGAAGCGCACCCATCGCTCCGGCAAGGGCTGAGTGAACATCGCCGTCACGTTTGCTGCGCCATAGGAATAGCTGGCGGTGATGGCACCAGTTACGCCGGTGACGTCGGTGAATTGGAAGGAACCGTGCTTGGCATTCACGGTGTACTTGGTGTTGGCGACCGTAGTGGCCCCGGCTTTCACCACCAGCGAAGAGACGTTCTGCTTGCCGAGCAGATAGAGCTTGTTCGCTTCGGCCGTGGTGGCGATCGCCTCGTCGGTCACGGTACCGGTAGTTACGGCGGTGGTACTGCCATAGAGCGCAAGTTCGAGGTTGCTCGGGATGAGTTCTTCCAGGGTGCAGGCAAACTCGCCTTTCTTGCCCTTGATGATCTGCAGATCGGTGAGCCGCTGGCCGGACTGCGATTCCTGATGTTCGAGCGTCTCGACCGAGAGGGAGACCTTGAGGTCGGGCACGTTGCCGACGAAATTGAGGCCGGCAGGATTGCCGCCGCTGGTGCGGGCGCCGATGAATACGCGCCCCTGACCGGAGAAATAGGCCATTGTGGTTGCTCCTATGGTGGAAGTGAATGTCAGCCCTGAGCCGTCAGGTCATGGACCAGGGTGCGGTAGGTGATCTGGTAGCGCGCCGGGATGGCGGCCGCCGTGGCATCGGCATCCTCGATGTCCCAGTCGCAATCGAGTTCCTGGAGTCCGAGGGTGGTGCCGCCCAGGTTCGGATCGGAGAACAACGCGGTGTGACAGGCCACCATCAACCGGTCGGCCATCGCCTCGGCCGGTTCGGTGTCGGTGGCACGGGCCAGTGCCACGAGGCGGACGACCAGATGCCGCTCGATGCGGTCGTTGGCCCGCTGGGCGATGGACTCCGCCTCGGGAAAAATCAGCAGTGCCGGCGAAGCCTCGCGGGTAACTGCAGTGGTCGGTGAGCGCAGGATCTGGGCGCCTTCACCCTGTGCGATGGGAGCCAGGCGACTGGTCAGTGCCTGGAGAATGCGTTCTCGGATTGAGTTCATAGTGGATTTCCTTCGAGCATGAATCAGATGCGCATCAGCGTCGCCCGGCACTCCGAGCCATCACCCATTGCGCGAACTTCCCGCACCCGGTACGTGACACCACCGATCACAAGCTCGTGACCGGTGTCGAGCACCACGTCTTCGGCGGGATAGCGAATGACATAGTCGGATGACAGTCCCAGGCCATCGAGCACCTCCACATCGGGCGCACGGAAGTCCACCAGCACTTCCGCGCCCCCGATCATGGCGGGTGTCAGCAGTCCAGCCCGACCAGCGGCGGCATAGAGATCGCTGACCGTGACCATCAGGACATCGTCAGCTTGACCAGTACGCCCGGGCGATGGCACATCGGCAGCGGGTTGGACTGCGTATGCAGATCGGTACCGCGCTCGAACTTGCGCGAATCCTGCTTGGCGTACAGCGGCTGGCCGAGGGTATTGACGGTCTCGTTGAAATCCGCCGGGGCCACGTAGGTACCGAAGGTGTCGATGGTTCCCACGGGGAAGGCATGCGCCTCGCCGGCCGCGATGAAGCGACGGGTGGCCCCATTGCCATCGGTGGCCTGACCGCGATACTCCTCGAACACGATGCCGCCGAAGGTGAAGCCAGCCCGCACGTCATCACGCAGGATCGCGCCCTGCTGGAAGTTCTCGTAGGCCTTCTCGACCTTCGGGTGGGCGATCAGCTTCTCGAAGAATTCGGGCGAGCACAGGCAGCGCACGCCGGTCATGAACTCGCCGCGCAGGTTCTCCTCGATGTGCGCCAGGGTATCAACGCATTTCTGGCGGACGTTGGTGCTGTCCGTGGCCAGCGCGAAGTTGATCGCCTTCGGCGCGATACCGAACTCGTCGTAGAGGTTGTAGAGCGTCGAGCCGTCGGCATCAAGGATGATGCCTTTCAATGCACCCATGCGCAGATGTTCCAGCGTGATGGCGTGCTTGTTGCGCATCGTCTCCAGATGGCGGGCCATGACCCCGGCCACGGTCTCCAGTTCGGTTTCCGAACCGAAGGCGCGCAGTCCCTGGACTTCCTCGGGCAGCACCACGTCGTCGTGCGGGATATGGGGCACGACGAAGGAGCGCATCTTGCGCTTGTCACGCTGACCCACGGTACCGGGACTGCCCACCGGCAAGGTCGGCAGCAGGTTCAGCACGCCGTTCTTCTCCTCGATGAGGATCTGGCGGAAGCGCACTGGCTTGACCGGGAACAGGTTGAGAGACTCCACCCGGCCGTAGCGGTTGGGCAGGAGGTTGATGGCGGCCGTAAGATTGGCCATCGAGAATGCGGAATTCGAGAACGGGTTCTGCATGAGAGGACTCCTTTAAACAGCGTGGCGAACGAGCACGCCGGCCGCCTTGAGTTGGGCGATCGCAGCGGCTTTGTCCAGGGGGGCGATACCGGCCGGCCAGGTCAAGGTGTGATCGGCGACGACGGCATGACGGGCAATCAGAATCCCGTCCTCGCGATCGATCAGGCTGGCGTCGACCGAGGTGGCGAGAACGCCGACGGCGACTTCGGTGCCATCGGTGGCGGCCGGATCGATCTGTTTGACCTTGGCCGTGGTGGCGTCGATGCCGACTACAGTGCCGAGCGCGAGGTTCTGGCCGGCGGCAACCGTGACCTGGTCACGCGAATAGAGATTGGGGGCTTCGTACTTGAGCAGATCGCCCAGGTTGAGACCTTCGGTGATGACGGGCATGGCTTACTCCTTTCCGGTGAGTTTCTTGACAGCCGCCATCAGGGGATTGGCGGCAGATTGGTTTTGCTGAGGTATCGCGGCATCCGGTGCAATCGTCGAGCGGATTTCCGGGCTGTCCGCACGGGAGGCCAGCAACGCCTTGCGGACATGGGCTTCGGAAACGCCTTCGGCGAGGAAGGCAGCGGTCAGTTCTGGGTGGCCAGCGAGTTGGCACAGTTCGGCGATGGCAACCGCATCAGCACGACTAGCGTCAGTGGTCGCAGGGGATGCTTCGTCGGCGACGGGCTTGTCCGCGTCGGGAGCGGCCGAAGTCACAGGCTCATCCGTCAGAGGTTGATCGACAGGGGCAGTCAAAGGCATGTTGGAGTTCTCCATAAGCGTTGAGGGAGTTACGGCTGACAGGCGCGAGGAATCAGACATCGTGTGGCCGCGCGCCCGGCGAGCCACCAGAAAGCTGCTGAATTCGGCGAGCACGGCATCGAGACTGCCGACGGCATCGGCCAGTCCTGCGGTCACGGCGTCCATGCCGAAATAGATGCCGGCCTCGGTCGCCCGCACGGCATCGGCATCGAGCTTGCGCATCGCCGCGACGTGATCGACGAACATCGAATACAGACGATCGACTTCCGCCTGCAGGCGGGCATGGGCCTCGGGGCCAAGTTTCTCGTGCGGAGAGAAGTCGTTCTTGTGATCCCCGGCGGTAATTGGCGTGTAGCGATAGCCCTGCTGGGCATCCCGGGCTGTCTGGTCGACATGCATGGCGATTACGCCGATCGAACCGACGCCGCCCGTCCGGCTGACCAAGAGTCGCGAGGCAGCACAGCCGATCGCATAGGCCGCCGAAAAGGCGGTATCGGAGGCGATAGCCCAGACGGGTTTCACCCCGTCGGCGGCACGGATGCGCTCGCCGAGTTCGAATACGCCTCCGGCTTCGCCTCCGGGCGAATCAATGTCGAGAACGATGCCCTCGACCGAAGCGTCAGCGATTGCCGCATCGACCATGCCGGCGATCTCGGCGTAGGACGTGAAGCCCGATGCCGGGTCGAGTCCCACGGTACGGCGCACCAGCGAGCCAACCACCGGAATCACGGCGATTCCGACTGGGGCATCGATCGACGGCCGCTTCAGAATGCTCGGCACGGCCAGATCTGACTCTGGCCAATTGACGCGTTCGCCAAGCACGGAGAGGATCACATCCAGTTTGGCACGGGCGAGCAGAAGCGGCGTCCCGTAGAGACGGGACGCAAGGTGAGGCAGATTCATGTCAGGGGTTCTCCGGGTTGTCGGGAGAGACAGGGGTTGCTTGTGCAGTCCCCAGGTCGTGGCGTGGATCGGACTCGAACACGAGGCCGAGTGCATCGGCCCGGGCGTTGTCGGCAGCAATCTCGCGATCGACATCCTCAGCGTCATAGCCGAAGGACGAGATCGCCTCGGAACGCGACAGCAGGCCAGCGCGCATGGCGGTGAGCATGGCGTTGAACTCCTTCTGCGGATCCACCCACTGCCAGCCCTGCGGAATCCACTTCACCGCCAGGTACGCGCGCCGCTGTGCCTGGCCGCCCCGGGCATAGCCCGGCAACGACAGTGCCCCTTCAAGCACAGCCTGCTCAATGAACGCCTGCCAGATTGGCCGGCAAAGCTGATGCACGATCACGCCGTGCTGCAACATCTCGCAGCGCCGGCGAAACTCGAGCAGCCCGGCGCGGATGCTGGAGTAGTTCACCCCGGTGAGATCGCCGGTCAGTTGCTCGTAGGTGATGCCGATCGCGGCGGCCACCGCACGGAACTGGTTGCGCAGGAACTCGCTGTAGCTCCCTCCGAGATCCGCCGGGTCGGAGAACTTGATGTCCTCGCCCGGCTCGAGGATCTGCAGCGTGCCAGGTTCGAGCCCAGCGAGCGCCACGCCGGCAGCGTCGGCCAGGCCTTCGCCCATCAGGTTGTCTTCAGGACTCTGGCGCGTGATGAAGCCGGCGAACATCGCAGCGGTCTTCTTGCGCACCAGCTCGGCGTCGTCGTACTGGTCGAGTTCGTGGAGCTTGACCAGCGCCCGCGCGAGCCAGGGCTCGCCGCGGATCTGACCGGGTCGCAGCGGGCGGTAGAGATGGATGATCTCGCCGGCCGGCACCCGCACGGTGTCGAGTCCACCGGCACCGGACATCGGCGACAGCGCTCCGTCTTCGGGGTGCGAGCGGTAGAGGTGGTACGCCACCCGCTGCCCAAGCCGGTTGAACTCGATGCCGGCCCGAACGACGTTGCCGCTCTCGGCAACGGTGTTGAGCGTGACCGGCAGATGCTCGGGTTCCAGCACCTGCAGCTGGAGCGGCACCACCAGCCCATCCTCGATGCGGCGGTAGCGCAGACGGATCAGCGCTTCGCCGCCTTCGAGCATCGCCCGGCAGGCGAGCGCCTGCAGGCCGTAGAAATCGGTGAGTCCGGCGGCGTCCGCCTCTTCGGCCCAATCCCGGAAGAGCGCCTGCAGCCGCTCGCGCAGAACGACGTCGGCGACCATCGACTGCGGCTTGATGCCGGTGCCGATGGCGTTGGCGACAAAGGCATCCAGCGCCGCCGCCGCCCAGGGATTGCGGCGCACGAGGTCGCGACTCTTGGCGCGCAGCTCGGTCTGCGTCGTAAGCAGCGCGGCGATCGCGCCCGGGTTGCCGGGCATCCAGGCGAGCGTGCGCCGGCCACTGCCCGCGCCGTCGTAGATCGGCAGGCTCGCGAAGCTGGCCTTGATCCGCGTCCAGAAGCTCATCAGAAACCCTTGTCGGTGGTGACCCGGATCTGGCGCGTGCGCCGTGCTCCGGCCGCGCGGGCGAGAGACGCTTCGACCTCGCGGATCGCCGCCTGGATCTCGTCGACACTGCGGTACTCGACGGTCTTGTCGCCAAAGGTCACGCGCTTCTCACCGGTCGCCAGCGCCTTCTGCAATGCGAGCAGTTGTTCGTTGCTGTAGGACATGCTTTGGGATCTCAATTGAGCCAGCGGCTGCGGATCACACGCCGGGTGGTCCGTCGGGTCCCGGAAGCGGCGAGGCCACCGCTGGGGGTGGCCTCGGGGTCCGGGGTCGGCAGAGTGATGCGCGGTTCGTCGGGCGGCGCGAGGCCCAGCTGTCGTTCGAGTTCGCGCCAGTGCCGTTCTTCGAAGCGGTCGAGACCGGCGGCCGCGGCGGCAGCGCGGGCGTATTGGTAGCAGTCGACGCCCTCGTTCCGCTCGCGCATCTTCTGCCACTCGCGCACCGCGAAGCCTCTGCGGTCGCGACGGGTGACGAGCTGCTCGGCACAGAGCTGCTGCAGGTACTCGGCGTCGATCTTCGGCAGATGGACGTAGCCCGCGGGGTAACGCACGGTGGTCCCGTCTTCGGCGACCTCAGGCGTCTTCTTCAGGTTGTTGTACAGCTCCAGCTTGGCGATGCCCCCAACGACCGAGAACAGCTTGATGCCGCGGCGCAGCCGTTTGCCACCCAGCGAGACTTCCACCGCCGTCGGCGTGCCGATCAGGGCGGCGCCGCGGGCGATACCCTTGACCGCCATCAGCCGCGGATCGTGGCAGGCGCGAACGAAGGCATAGGCTTCCTGCGTGGCAAAACCAGTATCGAGCGCAAAACGGGCCAGCGGCACCTGCGCGCCCGAGGCATGCGTCCAGGTCTCGCTGATCAGCGCGCCGAGCTGCTTCCAGACGCTGTCGCGGGCGGTGTCGCCCATCAGCACGCGGTGCTCGATGAGCCAGGACTCCTTGCCGCGGCCGAAGGCCCAGATCGACGCTTCGATGCGATCCTTCTGCACGTCGGCACCACCGACCAGCAGCAGGCCACCGGCGGGAATGCGGCCCATCGGATAATCTTCGCGACGTTCCAGCAAGCGCTGCCAGTCGGGCGCTTCGCCTTCCTCGACCCAGGTCTCGCCGAGTTCGGTGTTCTTGAAGGTCTTGATCGCTGCCGAGGAACCGGTTTCCTGGCGCACGGCACTCTCCCAGGCGGCGGCGATCTCCCGCCAGCTACGCCAGCCGATCGGGCTGTACAGACTGGAGAGGTGGAAACCGGCGGTCTTGCCGTTCGCGGGTGCCAGCGCCCGCCACTCGCCTTGTTCCAGCATGCGCGTCTTGTGATGCTCGGCAATCGCCTGTTCGCAGGACTCGCAGACGTAGGCCGCGGCCTCCGGTCGGCCCTTCTCCCAGCGCAGCTGCTCGAAGCGTAACCATTGCCGATGACCGCAGTGCGGGCACGGCAGGAAGTAACGCCGCTGGTCGCTGGCTTCATACTCGCGTTCGATCGCGCTCGCGCCGGCGATCGTCGGCGTCGAGACGATGAAGATCTTCCGGCGCGCAAAGGTGCGGGTGCGCGCTTCGGCCAACGAGATCGCATCGCCCTCGCCGTCGACGTCGGTCGGATAGCCATCGACCTCGTCGAGAAACAGGTAGCGCACCGGCATCGAGCGCAGGCCCACCGCACTGTTGGCGCCGGTCATCACCAGCACGCCACCGCGGAACTCCTTCGCCAGGATCGTGTTGCCGGCATCGCGGCTGCGCGCCGGCGCGATCAACTCGGCCAGGACCGGCGACTCCTCGATCAGCGGGTCGATGCGCTGCTTCGAGTTGCGCTTCGCCATGTCCACGGTCGGCGACACGGCCATCATCGGACCGGGCGCGCGGTGGATCACGTAGCCGATCCAGTTGTTGCCCATCTCCGTCGCGCCCAGCTGCGCGCCCTTCATGAAGACGATCCGCTCGACCGGCGAGGTCGGCGACAGGCAGTCCATGATCGCCTTCAGATACGGCGTGCGGCTCGTGCGCCAGCGGCCCGGTTCCGCCGAGGCCTTGCTGGAGAGCATCCGGTGGCGGTCGGCCCATTCAGACACGGTGAGCAGCGGGTCGGGCATCAAGCCTTCGCGCCAGGCCCGCTCGATCTCGAGTGCGCCGTCGTAGTCCCATTCAACCATCAGTCCACCCGCGGACGAAGCTCGCCCAGCTCCTGCAAGTGCTGGCGCACCGCGCCGTCGAGCGCGATGTGCAGGCTGTGGGGATCGACCCCGAGCTGCGAGGCCATCTGCGCCGAGACGCGCGCCGGCCAGTTGAGCCAGGCATCGCGTTCGGCTCGCGCCAGCTTGAAGACTTGGGCGAGGGCCTGCGCGCGGTCGATCAGGTCGCCCTTGAGTTGCGCCAGGCGCACCTTGTTGGTCTGCGCCTTGACGACCTCGTTGACGGTACGCGCCTGGAGCAGGGACGTGCCGCCCGCGGCGAACGTCGGCGTCGCTGCTTCGCTTGCGGGTTCCCTCACGGCGACCGTCTCGGCCC